GATTACGTTTGAGCGGTCTGTTCCAGAACCTGTAGATGTGTTATAAAGATAAGCAGCATCTGGGTTATTAAATACTAGTGGGTTTTGAATTGGGTCAAATGTTGACACAGCTGCGTTGTACAAAGTACGTGTAGGGATTGAACCGTCTGCACCTGCAGAAGTTGAACCTAGAGCATATAGTGTTGCTCCGATTACAGGCATATTTGTTGGCGCTGCAGATGCTGAGCTCTGGTTGAAGAGAGCAACAAATGAAGACTGAGTATTAACAACAGATACAAAGTAGCGAGGATCTGTTGGATCCATGCTTAGATCTGTGTAAGTCTCAAGAAGGTTAGAGGTTGCGTTTCCCGCAATTGTTGGTGCTCCGTAAACAGAGAGACCAAAGCGTGTTGCAACGCCAGCAGGAGTAATTTGAACAGCTAAGCTGTTACCCCAAGTACCTTGGCTTGCGGCCTGTACTAGGATTGTGTTTAGGTGGTTTGAAGAGCTGTCAGTAAGCATAACTGAAGCTGCTGAAGCACCTGAGCCGGTTACGCGCTTGACGTAAAGTCCGCGCCCACCGTTAGCAAAGAAGTTGTACGCAGCCCAAGTTGTTGGGTAAGAGTCTGACAAAGCTCCGAAGATCTTTACAAACTGTGTCCAAGAGTTGATAAGAACAGGAACAGAGGTAGGACCCTTAGCTAGGGAACCGACAAACGCACCAATTGCATTGGTGTTTTCGGTTAGGTCGATCGTCTGTGGAAGTTCCACTTCTTGGATAAAGACGCCAGGTCTACTGTATGTAGCCATTAGGTTTTCTCCTTAATTGGTTGGGTTGTTATCTAGGGGGTCCGTGTTTTATATAGATTGTGCTTGTTGCGCTAGCAACGTATTGTATAGATCCGATCCGTCAGCTACGGTGGTGTACTGATTTGAGCTTTTTAAACCAAAAACCCTAGTCTGTACCTCGTAGTCTGCTCTTCCGTTAACTGGAAGTCTGAGAATTTCAGATCCAATTCGGATTGTAGATACGTTCATAAACAGACGTTTGTCTGCCTCTGTAGTATCTCTTTTGGAAAACCCAAGCACATCCACACGACGCATTGTGTTGTCTTGAGGCACATACATGGTTCCAAATCTAACTGGCAGACGTCCTATAGAAAATAGCTGCGATAGGATCTGCCGATCATGTCGAGGTTGACGTGAAAAAACTGTAATCTGATAGTCTAAATTAATAGGCATAGGAAAAGGTTGTATAAGGCTAGAGGTGCCGTCCCAATTCTCTGGCTCGTAAGGAACCTCAACTGTGCCAGACTGCACGCGAGAAACATCCTCAGAGATATTAATTAGGTCAATAGTAACGTAAGGGTAAGCTTGCTGACGAATTTCCTTATCAGGTTGACCATAGAACACGCCTACTGGTCGAGTAGGGTTTCCTGAATCTGAAACCGTCATTCCTGAAAGTAGACTTTTTAGAGCATCTTCTTCATTGAGAATAAATGGCATCAGTTACCTACCGATGTCATAAAGTTCCTAATTACAGGAGATGGGGGTGTATTCTCATCGCCAAATTCTTGGGTAAGAATTGAATGCTTTAGTGATTCTGGATACTGAACGACATAGCCGCCGTCCGCAGTTACTCTTACGGTCAAGCTATTTGCAAGTTCTTCTGGCCAACCGGTCATCAACGCTTCAAGGCGGAGATCGGTTGTACGACTTCTTGCACCCAACACAAGGTGCGAATATAGTCTCTTTGCTATTAATCCCTGGATGCTAGCCATTTTTGCGAAGGGCTTTCGAGAGTAAATATCCAGCGACGAATCCCACTGCGACTTTACGTTTGCCACTCTCAGGGGTGAGATTAGCAACTCCTCGAACAAACTCTTCACGATCTGGTTCGGACTCAGCCCGATTCAGACGGTTGACTAAAAAGATCATCAAATCCTCCATAGGAAGGCGCAGGGTAAAGCAGCAGGGTTCCGGATTGCTCCGGCGTCAGGACAAGTATAAAGAAAAAGCCCCGCCGTAGCGGGGCTAAGTCTTACTTCTTTTTCTTGTCTTTACTCTTAGATTTAACCTTTTTAGCTAAGGCTTTGTCCATCTTTTCATCTTCCTTCATTGAAGGATTCTTGGCGTCCATCTTCTTATCGCCTTTTTTAAAGGCTGCCTTTTCTGAAGGCTTCATGCCCTTTTCAATCTTGGCATCGGCTTTCTTGTCAGCCTTAGCACGAGCTGCCTTACAGGTAGCACAGGTGCACTTACACCCTTTATCTGGGCTTCCGGCTTTGCAGCCACACCCACACTTAGCGCACATTATTCTGACTCCTCTAAGGTTTGAGCTGATTCTTGGGCGTCTTCAACCTTTTCTAGTGGAGGATTTTCTAATGGGTAATCTGGACCAGAGGTGATGTCGAAATGAGCGACATTGTCCTCAGATACTGTAGGGCCATCTACTGGCAGGGTTTCGTCAGACATTACTTGCCCTTTCTTAGCTTACTAAAATCTGCTCCGGTAAGCTTGCCCTTAGGCTTAGCAACATCAAGCTTTTGCTGCTTTGGGGTTAGTGCCTTCTTTGAAGACTTTTTAGCAGCCGCTTTCTTTGGGGCTGTTTTCTTTCCGCATCCGCATGTAGCGCACATATTATCTGCCTTTCTTAGTGGGTTTTTTGTTTACTTTTTCTGGAAGCTTTTTACCTTTAGGGCTACAACTCCATGTGTTAGGTTTGACATTACTTTCCGCCACCTTTCTTAGAGTGGTACTGTTTTACTTTAGATTTAGCTTGGGCATTGTTCTTTGCGCCAGGCAATACAAATGTTAGGTCGGGCTTACCCTTATGTTCTACATACTCTTTTCCATCAGCATGCTTATGGACAGAGTGGGTTTCCCCGCCTACTTTGAAGGTGGTCTTTTTTGATGAGGTCTTGCGCTTTTTACTTACTGGCATGGCTAAATTGTACTAGGATCAAAGGGATTGTAGCCCGCAAAATGCTGGAATTGCGGGTCATTGATAAGCTCTTCGGCGTTAACCTGTAGGCACTCAATGCTTACCAGGGTATAAAGGTTATTAACAATACCCAGGGGTTGGATCTTGCTGGGGCTAAATACTTCGTTTCTAAAGATAATTCGGTCGCGTAGAAAATCGTCCGGGTTAGCTAGCATAGTCTCAAAATGTGGCATGTTGCTTGCGTCCATGCCGTATAGGTTAGTTCCTTTTTCAATAACGTCAATATTCATGGTTATGCGAAGTACGTCAGTATTGTAGAAGCCTCGGTCAGCCTGGACTGTAGCACCCTGATAAAGGAGGGCTTTGGTTACCGGAACAGTCAGGGGTTGAAACCATCTACGACCCCCTGTTTCCGGATTGGAACTTCCCACGTCATAAACCGGGTCTACGTTCGTAGAGGCAGCATCAAAAACATACCAAAGAACCTCATTGCCTACAGTACGCACCAGCTCAGAAGTAATACCCGAGATAATAGACGCACGTTCATTTGGGATGTTAAATCTCCCAATTCGGCGTTCTCCGCGCATTATTTAGCTCCTCTAGGTAGACTTTGAAGATGCATCTCTGTGTAATAATCTGTATCTAACTTTTGCATTTCTGGGGTAGTGGGTTCAATATCTGCAGCCAATACAATTGAACCACGTTTTTCGGTAAGGCTAGTTACACCGTGAGCCATATTAACTGGGATGTAAATAACGTCTCCCGGAGTAAGGGTAAAGTTCCAAGTAGTTACGTTGTCATCTCCCCAAACTGTCCAGTAGGAGCTACCAATACAGCACCAGTGGTGTTGTTTTGTGTCATCTCTGTGTCTTGGTAAACCATTTTTATTTACTATAGATTCTGAGACTACTACAAATGGGGCTTTTTTTAGACCCAGTGGGGAACCATCTTCTTGAGCCCCGTAAATTTCAAGTAACTCATTCCTAAAGTGCTGCATACCGGGGTATTTATCTATAATGTAGTCGTGAGATATGCCTTCAGAATAGACGATCGTATAAGTAGGGGAGTCTCTTCTAGCTAGATTTCTTGCTGTTTTAGCTGCTTTACGTTTGTGATCCAAAAATGCTTGAAACTCTGGTACATCTGGAAAAGCATTTTTAAAGAGGTGAGGCTCACGTACCTTAAGAGCTTCTCTTAATTCATCGGTAAATGCTGACATTAGCTCTCCAATTTCTTTGCACCAGGCATTATACCACCATTGACATACCAGTGGTCTGGCTCTACAAAATGAAAAAATGCCATAGCTACTTCTCCATCAGGGCTAGGAAACTTTGGCCGACCGTGCTCTTGGTCTTCACCGTAATAAGCTATGGCTTCGTTTGAGGACAGGGTATACGGAGTCCCCTCAACTATTAAATCCCAAGGCATATTTTGGTACACGCATAGGTCGATAGTATAGGTGCAGGCATTGGTATCTTTATGTATGGGTAAAGTGGCTCCGCGCCTGTAGTATGCAAAAAAAGCATATGAAGGAACCAAGGTTTCACTAGAAAACAGCTGTTTTGCAGCAGTAAGGAGTTGCTCGTGGCACTCTTTTAGGTGGGGGCTTTCATCTGAGTGGCGGACATACCGACCCCTCATTTTTTCAAAATAAAAATCTGAGTATTTTGAGCATAGTTCATTTTGAAGTATTTTTAACCCTGCCGGTGTCAATACGTTTTGTATGTGCCTTGGTTTTGGCCTAAGTGTCACTGTACTCTCCTAACGGTGTAAACAAAGAATCATTAAAGTAAATTTCAGCGTCTAAACTTGACATCTCCATTATGGTGTCTTTCTCACCCCGAGTAAGCTCTGAGTATATTTTTTTTGATGCCCCATTAGTAAGTCTAGGCAAAAAACCTTCATTAAAACAAAATTTACGTTCTGGCAAAGATAAGTTTAGATCAAGGCATACTTTTTTAGCTAATGGTATTGAGTAAAAAGGCTCTGAGGTTATCTTTAAAAATAGATTAAGCCTGCGTACCCTGCTATACACTAAGTCTACGTAATTTTTGGGGTCTAATGAGTAATCTCTTTTAACCCCATTCATCCAAGCATCGTTATAAATAAAAAATTTAGATTGATGGTTTTCATAAAAATAGGGAACTTTTTTTATTTGACGAAGCATTTTTTCTTTTGTAAACATCTCTTCTGCCATAGAAGCGGGTGCGTTTACATGCCTACCCCAGTTTGTAGTTCTTTCGCAAAAATAACTGACTGCTTGCTCTACCGGGTCTCTAAAGCTTGACATCACATACGTACTTTGAGAGATCTCATCTACCCACCCAATATGTTGGGGATTTGGCTCTAGTGTACGACCTATGAAGTTTATTCCGGCATCCGTCATAGTAGGGACTAAAGGATAGATAACTTCTTCTCGTATAAACCTACCCGCAGTTTTGGGTATATGAAGTTGGTAAAAAGAATCAAATTTACTTTCTTCCCCACTGGACATGGTTCCACACCCTCTCGTGAAGGTAGTAAAGAAATATTTTTGTAAATATTTCCATACCGGATATGGTTAAAGCAAGTTTTGTTTTACCGGTTATAATATACGATAAAATAAATGTATCTAAAGTACCCGTAAGTCTCCAAGTCACTGCTTTTATAAAAGACCTAGTTTTTGTTACTTTCATTTATAAGTTTTCTTTCTCCAAAAATTTCTTTTATACCAGCCTGGGTATTCTACACTAGATAGCCTTCTGTTTTCTTCGCCCTGTTCTATAAGGCCGTTAATCTCTTTAAGTTCCCAGTCTTCTTGTTTAAAGGGAATAATTTGAGCAATAGGTGTTCCGGCGGGTATTGTTCCTACAAACCCTTCTTTTAAAAAGAAAGGGTAGTTGCCTCCTTGAGTAACAAAGCCACCGTCTACTATGCCACTTGAAGTTGTAAAGGGTAGATCAAACCTATTTAGGGGGTGAGTTACCAATGCGCTGTGCCCCTCAGGCAACAACCAAGAGGTATAGATTCTCCATGAATAGTTTTTAATGCCGTGACCATTTGGCACAGGCATAGCTGCATTTTGTCTGCCAGTGTCTACAATAGTATGTTTACTATCCCAAGTTACTAAACCATTTTTATCAACAAACACGTCCGCAATTAGTGGCATAGCAAACCCTACAGTCATAGCATCTAAAAAAGGGACGCATTGTTTCATTGCGCTGTTTATGTCCCCACGGTACCACTCAGGAATAGAATTACGAATAGGTTCTATCCTAGGCAGATTTGGAGTTCTAGTCTGATATTTAAATGGTTGCATTTTCTATGGCCTTATTAGGAATTATGTCTATAAGTAGGTGTACCCGGTCTATTTCTGAACCGTTCACTGCCCTATGCATCTTCATGTTATTTATTTCCCATATAACGCCTGGCTCTAAATACTTTTCTTCTTTTCCCACGGTAAATCTAACATCTGGGTGTGTAGTTATGGCTATATGGTGTCTACGAACTACGCTTAAATATCCGCCCTGATCGGTGTGTTTTGTTATCGAGGTATTAGCTTTAAGTCTGGGGACTATTACTCTGCCCACCTTACCTTCATGGATGTTCTCTAGACGGCTAACTAACGGCAATACTTGACCCCAAAGCCTAGAGTTTGGGTTTACAACTAACCCTATATAAGGTTCCCCTGGGTTCCAGCTAAGTGGGTATTCAGCTAAAAAATAGGTGAGTGTAGTGCTGTGTTCTTTAAAAGCTGTCTGCCTATCTAAATTTTGAAACCATTCGTCAGTAAACCCGTCAATTGTTTCTTTAATATCTTCTATTGGGTAAGTTCCATGGTTTTTAAATGTAAAGTCTTCTAAAGACTTGTTCATATACCCATTTCCTTACGTTTCTGAGTAGCTGATATAGCGTGTATATCCGCTCCCAGATCTACTTGCTCAATCTTGTAACCCACATCACGACCATAGACGATATTAGTGATGTTGGGGACTTTCATGACAAATGATCCGGGTACTCCGGAAACGATATGTCCAGCGACCTGCTGATACGGTAGCGGATCTTTTTCCGACGTTCCGTGCGTATCTCTGACCGCAATAAGGACTTGATCTGTTCTTTCATGGGCTTTCTCCAATAGTGCCTGATGTCCTTCATGCCAAGGCTGATACCGGCCAAGGAGGAGAGTAGTCGGTGCCTTCCAGTCATGAAGACTGGAGGTAAATATAATGTTGTTTACATGAGCTTTTGAGTCAAAGGTTTCAAACTTATAGTCAAATAACAATGGGGTTTCCCACAGTTTATTGGTATCCTCAAAACGACCTTCTTTAATCGTATCCATCCATACCACGATATCTGCTTTACCAAAAGCATATCGGGTTGTTTGTGTTGGGCAGATAAAATCAACTACTACATCAAGACCCTGTCCAGACAGCATACGGGCCATCTCTCCCATACGACGGGCGTGCTCTATACGATCTTCTGGAGTAAACCCAAGATCTGAGTTTATGGTAGAGCGAACATAATCAGCGTTTAGATGTACAGCATTAATACGCCCAGCAAGCTCTGTAGCGAGGGTAGTTTTTCCACTTCCAGGCAACCCAATAATCTGAATAATCATCAGTGCCACCAAGAAACTATCGCATACCGTAAACCCCTTGTTACTGGGGTAACACGGTGCATGTATATGTAATTTGACGGAAATATCAAAAGTTCATTTGCTTTTGGTTTATGCTTCACATTAAAGTATTTAAATTCTATTTCCCCACCATCGTAATCAGAGCTCATATAATAACAATAAGACACGGTTCTTTCTAGGGTAGGGCCGTCATCTAAATGCCAACCAAAAAAAGACCCCTCTTCATATTGCATAAGTTGAGGTGTTTCACGAGTTACGATCTTAATACCATACTCATTTGTGTACTCCTCAACTACCGCCTCTACCGTGTCACGAATAAGATGGTTATATGATTTTTTACGCATAACCCCTTCTTTAGTGACGGGGGCGTTGTCTTGACGATAGTTTAATACATTGACGTCTCTGTGGCTATCGTCAACCGTAGGTACGTCGTTCATAAGAATTTTTCCTTGA